ATAATCAACCTTATAAAGTATCTAATGTTTCAAATACACCTTATGCAAACCCAACCTATGCAAGTATAAATTCTGTAGGTCGTCAATGGATATTTGAATATTCATTAGCATTAGCTAAAGAAATGTTAGGATATGTTAGAGGAAAATATGGTGCTATTCCTATTCCTGACGCCCAGGTAACTTTAAATCAGGGAGATTTAATTGCAGCCGCAACTGCTGAAAAATCATCTCTAATAGAAAGATTAAGAGGATACTTTGATGAAACTTCTCGTAAATCATTATTAGAAAGAAGAGCACAAGAGACAGAATTTAAACAAACGGAATTAAAGCAAGTTCCGTATACAATTTATATAGGATAATATGGCAATGTTTGGTCGCTTACGCGATATAAGTTTAATAAGAGGATTAAATAGGGAGTTAATGCATGACATTATCACTCAGCAAGCTGCTATTTACAAATATAAACTAGAAGAAACAGTTACTAATTTATATGGGGAAGCAGCAGGCGAAAAATACTATGATGGTCCCTTTTTATTTAATTGTTTAATTCAAAGACAACCACAAAGTTATCCTGAAGATGATCTCGGTATTAATTATGTAAGAAATATTAGATTCTCATTTTTAAGAGCAGATTTAAAAGATGCTAATGTAGTTCCTGAAGTTGGTGATATTATTTTATATCAAAATGATTATTATGGAGTGAATGCTACAATTTCAAATCAATATTTTGTAGGTAAGAACCCAGATTATCCTAATAATAATTCAGATGGTAGTGATAATCCATTGAACCCAGGATTAGACCAATTTGGAGCTAATTTATCTATAATTTGTGAAACATATTATATACCAGCTGATAAAGTTGCTATTTCACCATTTAAAGAAAGATTTTAATGGCTAATTTTAAACCATATCCTAAAAAACAAAAAGAAATAAGTATTTCTCAACATACTGCCTTTGATAAGGAGAGGGGAAATCCTAATAAAAAATCAACTAAAAATCAAACAGGTAAAACTTTTAATAGATCAACTAAAATAAGTGCTAAAAAAGATACAGTTAAACCATTTTCTATAGGAATACAAGATTTAGATGAAGCTGTATTTTATTATTTTAATGAAGTTATTAAACCATTTGTTTACCAAAATGGAGAAAGAAGAAGTGTACCTGTAATATATGGATCCCCAGAAAGATGGAAATCATTCCAAAGAGATGGATATTATAGAGATAGAGATGGTGCTGTAATGTTACCTATCTTAGTATTAAGAAGAGATACAATTACAAAGGATAGAAGTACATATAATAAATTAGATGCTAATCAACCTAATTTATATGGTACTTTTGGAAAAGGATTTAATCCAAAAAATGCATACTCTAATTTTAATGTACTAAATAATAGAAAACCAGTAAAACAATTTCAAACAATAGCAGTACCTGATTTTGTAACATTACAATATAGTTGTATTATACAAACATATTACATGGAACAACTAAATAAAGTAATTGAATCAGTAGAATACGCATCAGATTCATATTGGGGTAATCCAGAAAGATTTAAATTTAAGGCTACTATAGATAGTTTTACAACAGCTACTGAATTAACAGCGGGTAAAGACAGATTAGTAAAAGGAACATTTAATATTAATTTAAGAGGATATATAATTCCTGATGTGCTACAAAAAGATTTAAATTCAATTAAAAAGTACAATACAAAATCTAAAGTTACTATAACTTCTGAAACAGTATCTAATATAGATAATGTTAGTAGCCCTGATAATTTCCAATCTCCTAACTCAGATGGTAGAGTTAGATAATTTTAACAAATTTGAATATATTTATAACAAAATGTTTTAAATATGGAAAAAATTAAGTTGCAAAAAAAAGAAGTTGCAAAATTAAAAGAATTAAGGGACAAAGGAAATAATATAATATTTTCTTTTGGCCAATTAAAAGTTCAAGAACTTTCTTTAATGGAACAATTAAAAGAAGTTAATAAAGAACAAAACGAACTTGGAGTAGAACTTCAAGGAAAGTATGGAGAAGGAAAAATTAATCTAGAAACTGGAGAATTAACTAAAACAGAGTAAATTTTTGAAACAGTTTCTAATATTTATAATAAAACAATATAATTAACATAGAGCAATGGCAGAAACTTTAATATCTCCCGGAGTATTAGCAAGAGAAAACGATCAATCTCAAATTACCCAAGGCCCAAGGGAATACGGGGCAGCAATTATTGGACCAGCTGTTAAAGGACCAGTTGAAAAGCCTACATTAGTTACTTCATATAGCCAATATTTAGCTATATTTGGTGGTAATGTAGAAAGTGGTTCACAACAGTATTCTTATCTTAACCAAGTAGCAGCAAATAATTACTTTAGACAAGGTGGTAATTCATTACTTGTAACCAGAGTAGTATCAGCTTCAGCTGAATGGGATGGAGCATCATCTAAAACCATTCGTGCAATTGAAAGTGGTGATTCTATAGATAATATTCAAACAAGTGATGTAGCAGCAGGACATTATCGTACAGGTAGTGCTGGAACCGCAACAGTATCAAACGTAACATCTTTCTCAACATCAGGGAATGGTTCAGGTTTAAACCTAACTATAGTATTTGCTGACTCAGCAAGTGTTAGCTCTATTACAGTAAATGATGGTGGTACAGGATTTGCAGATGGTGATACAGTTACTATAGCATCTTCATCTTTAGGTGCTACACAAGGTGGTGGAGATGATTTAGTAATTACTTTAGCATCTGATAATTTACTTAGACATGAAGCATTTACATTAAAAACTATTTCTGAAGGAACTATAATGAATAGTACAGGTTCCTTATCATCAGGAGGTGCTTTAACTAATGGAACGGAAAATAATATTAGATGGGAAATTACAAATGCTAACACATCATCAGGTGTATTTAGTTTAGCAATTCGTAGAGGAGATGATAAGCATACTCAAAAGAGTGTTTTAGAAACATTTAATAATGTATCATTAGATCCTAATTCACCAAACTATATTGAAGCAGTAATTGGAAATAGTTATTGTTCAGACATTTTAACTGATTCATCTACTGGAGAAGTTTATTTACAAGAATATGGTAATTATGTAAATAAATCAAATTATGTATATGTTTCCAATGTAGCATTAAAAACACCTAACTTCTTAGATAATGATGGAAATGCTAAAGCGGCATTCACAGGAAGTATACCAGCAGTAAGTTCAGGTTCATTTGGGGGTGGAGCAGGTGATTTATTCATTCCAGGTGAAGCAGCTCAATTTAATGAAAATATTTCAGCAGGTAATGTTCAAGGAATTGAAGCTAATGATTACACAGGATCTATTAAATTATTAGCTAATAAAGATGATTATCAATTTAATTTATTATCAGCTCCTGGATTAGTTCACCAACACCACAGTTCACAAGTTAATCTACTTATTTCAACAGCTGATACTCGTCAAGATTGTTTAGCAGTAGTTGATTTAAGAGCTTATGGATCAACAGTAGGTGGTGCAGTATCACAAGCAAGTGCATTTGATAGTTCATATGCAGCTACATACTGGCCTTGGTTACAAACACTAGACCCAGATACAGGTAAACAAGTATGGTCTCCGGCTTCAACATTTATACCTGGAGTTTATGCCTTTACAGATGCTTCTTCAGACCCATGGTTCGCACCAGCAGGTTTAACAAGAGGAGGATTAGGTCAAGTAATTAAAGCAGAAAGAAAATTATCTTCTGGAAACAGAGATACATTATATGAAGCAAATATTAACCCAATTGCTACATTCCCACAAAGTGGAGTTGTAGTATTTGGTCAGAAAACATTACAGAAAAAATCTAGTGCATTAGATCGTGTAAATGTTAGAAGATTGTTAATTGCGCTTAAGAGCTTTATTTCACAAGTAGCAGATAATTTAGTATTTGAACAAAATACAATTGCTACAAGAAATAATTTCTTAACACAAGTTAATCCGTACTTAGAGTCGGTACAACAAAGACAGGGATTGTATGCATTCAAAGTAGTAATGGATGACAGTAATAATACACCAGATGTTATTGATAGAAATGAGTTGATAGGTCAAATTTACCTACAACCTACTAAAACAGCTGAATTTATTATACTAGATTTCAATGTATTACCAACTGGAGCAACATTTCCAGCATAAAAATT